GACACGTTAGAACTCCTTGTTTGCAGACAGGGACAAGAGAGGCCGGACCCATCGTAACTGGGCCCGGCCTCTACTCGTTGGGGACGGCTCGTGCGTCCAGCGCCTCGGCGAGTAGGATGTTCAGCGCGTCGTTGTACGAGACGCCGTAGTGCTTCTGCACTCGCTGGACTCGACGACGCGTCTGCGTATTCGTCTTGAGCAGGTAGGCGTACCGCTCATCGGCGGTGACCTCAAGGGTAGCGGTTGGCATGCAGAAATTGTATAACGTAAATATAACTCATTGCACGCACAGTGCCATCCGGCCGGCCACCTTCGACCTGTTATAGTTGTCACGTAAGCAACGATAAGGGACGGAAGGACGAAGGAAGTGACGCTAAAGCAGATCCACGCGGGGCCGGACAACCAGTCCATCCTCGCGTATGATGATCTCTTTGATCCCGGCGACTGGGAGATCGAGGACCGCGCGGGTGTGCGCAAGTTCTTCGGTCGGCTCATCGGGATGGGTACCTCCCAGCGGGAGGAGCACAGCCACGCGATCGCAGTTGGCCGCATCAACGCTGAGCCGGGCGATGATGCTCGTGATCGGAATCAGCGTTGCACCGCGTGCCGGTGGTCGGAGATCTACATCTTCGAGTGCCTCACCGCAGACGCCACCAACCCACTGCGTGGTCGCTACTGCGTGTACACACTCGGTCCCAGCACCATTCGAGGCGAGGTCACGCGGAGCAACGTGCGTTGGGGAACGAGCGGCTTCGAGGTCATGGAGATGGCGACGGTGCGGCGCGGTGATCGCGGACCGGCGTTTCTCCCCGCCGCTCACGCCCGGGCGTTGAGCATGGCGGCGGCCGTCGACTCCGACATCGCCGACGCGTACGTGAATCGCGCGGTGGCGTAGTGGCCTGGACGCAGCAGCACCGTGATGCACTTCGGCGATCACGCATCGAGAAAACACAGCGTGAGATAGCGCACATCATGCTCGCGATGTGTGCCGGCGTCACGATGCAGGCGATTGCACGTCGCGCGCACATCTCGAGTTCCGGTATCAGTCAACGTGTCACAGCCGCGTGTGGGCGATACGGCGTGAGCACACGAATCGAGCTGCTCGTTGTACTTCTTCAGCGAGAGTTGCTCACACTGGACGACCTACGACCCGAGAACCTGCAGCAAGTCCGCGAGCAGTTCGAGTTTACACCAACGACCCGGTCCTGATACGGTAATCCCACCACCGCAACTGACGAACGACGAAAGAGGACGAAAGATGAAGGATCTGACCAAGGTTGGCGACCTCGCTGTCGTGACACGGGAGAAGGCCAAGGTCGACGTCGGTCCGAACGTGGGAACACAGCACCGCACCGTCGACGTGGTGATGCTCGAGGACTCGACGATCGTCTTCCAGTGCATGTCGCCGGCGGCGCCGGACTGCGACTACACCAACGACCGCGCGATCGGCGTCGTCTCTCACCAGAAGAGCCACAGCGGTAAGATGATCGCACGGCAGAAGCAGGCGGAGATCGACGAGGCGACGGCGCGCGCCAAGGCCGCCGAGGACGAACTCGAGGCGCGTCGGCAGGCCGCCTCGGAGCGAGCGGTTCGCGCCGCCGCGACGCGGAACAGCAACCGCATCGCCGCGGCGACGACCACGAACGTGACCACCAGGGGTGTCGCCGACATTCCCGCGCCGAGAACGTCCAACCCCCTCGAGCGTCCGGTGGAGATCGGTAAGACTGGCAACGGCGGTGGCGCCGGCGCCGGTAAGGGACACGGCACCGCGAAGCCGCTCGGTGACCCGGAGCTCGCCCGTCAGGCCCAGGGGGTCATCACCGCGTACAACGCCCTACGACAGGCCGAGGATGAGTTCCAGAACGTGTTGGTCGGCTACATGCGCGCCGCGCAGACGGCCACAGAGCGACACGAGCTCGACCGCGCTATCGTCGAGAAGGCGCGGAAGTGGGACGCCTACCTCGAGTTCCAGAAGCTCATTAACGACGAAAAGTGATCACCTGATCCTGATACAATAATCTCAACACCGCAACGAGGGGAGGTGTTGGGATGCGCGTTCAGGATGACTGGGGCTGGGGCATCCAGGGTGGCCTGGAGGACTTCACGTGGGACTCCACGTCCGCGTGATTGAGTAGGGCAGCAACGTGATTCGCACAGAGACCGGCGGCGTCAACGAAGGCGTCGCCGGTCGTTCGGACGGTAGCGCAATGGCTGACGCGCCAGTAGCACCGGGACTACGAGTCTGGGCAAGCGCTGGAGTATGCAGGTTCGACTCCTGCCCGTCCGACGTACTATGATGAACTGACAGATGATGAAGGAGAAAGCATGTCGTTCGACGCGCTCGGTACCCAGCTCTTTCTCGCCGCGGGACTCGTTCTCGTCCTCGCGCTGCTCCTCCTGTACATCCTCGCCGTGGTGACGAAGGAGGAGTACGTCGACCCGCCCTACGTGCCACGACACCTTCGCCTCACCGATGACGAAGTACTCGCTGAGCTCGACTTCGACATCACTGTCGAGATCACGTACGAGTACCTCAATCCCGTGCAGGTTGGTACCCACGGTCACAGCTCTCCGGTGCGGAACGCGCACGTCGCCAGTGACTGGCGCCCGCCCATCGGCAACGTGCGCATCGCGCTGCTCGAGACGGCGACGGCGGAGTACATCCTCGCTCGTAAGCCGAAGGATCTGGAGTACGCGGGATGACGATCATCGTTCTCGAGGGACCCGACCTCGCCGGCAAGACCACCATCGTGCGGAACTTGATGTCGCGCCTCATCAACGCTGAGATGCTGCGGCAGGGTCCACCACCCGGTGGGGTCGACATCCTCGAGCACTACCTCCGGCCCATCCAGGACTGGTGCTACGAGCCCATGCTCGTTCGTCCTAGGTGGCTGATCCTGGACCGCTGGCACGTGGGTGAGCTCATCTACGGGCCACTCCTGCGCGGGCAGAGCCAGCTCACCGGACAGCAGGCCGACTACATCGACATGGTGCTCAACACCTTCGGCTGCAACTTCACGTACGTGAACCAGCCACTCCCCGTCCTCGAGCAGCGTTGGGACCTGCGTGGTGACGGACTCATCAAGCGAGAGTGGCTCGACACGATCCGTGACGGCTACGAGTTGTGGATGAACCGCCGCTTCCACTGGGTCACCTACACCGACGCGCAGTTCGACTACGCGGGATTCGTCCCGTCTCCGATAGCCGGCCCGTACATCGGACCGCGTGATCCCAAGGTCCTCCTCTTGGGAGACAGGCGCAACGACCCGCGCTTCGTCTTCCCGTTCGTTCCCGCTCGAGCGACCAGTGGCCACTGGCTCATGGGTGCGATGCACGAGGCGAAGGTGAATCACATGGAGGTGGGACTGCTCAACGCCTGCGAGCATGACGCGATACTGTTGCATGATCAGTGGTGGAACCTCGGTCAACCGCCCGTCATCACGCTCGGTCGCAATGCGGAACGCCAGTGGAAGCGTGCGCGAGTGTACTCGCCACAAAGTGAGTGGGACGAGAAGACGCACTACCTCAACCACCCACAGTACGAGCGGCGGTTCCACTACCTCAAGATGGAGCGATACGGACAGGCGATCAAGAGGGTGATGGAAGATGGGTGACTACGAATACTACGAGGATCGTCATGCGGCCGAGGACGACTCTCTCGTCTATGGGTACGCAGCAGAGATGATCAATGCGGTGCCCAACCTCAGCATTCCACGTGGTGGGATCCAGTTTCCCACTACGCAAGAGTTGGCCAAGGATCTCGACGAGAAGTTCGACGAGATGTTTTCACAGGTCAAGGAGATGGGACAGAAGATGAAGTCGAGTCAGGAACTGATCAGCGAGGCGGAGAACCTGCGTCAGCAGGCGGAGCGCCTCGAGCAGATCGCGGAGCAGCGTGCCAAGTACGGTGAGGACCCGTTCAAGAACGGCACTGTGTTCAAGGTCGACATGAGGTACCGCAGCAGCAGCCGCTCATACGCCTACGCGGTCATCAAGGTCGGCGGCAAGTTCTACCTCTCGGGTCGTATGTCCGGTCCGAGCACGATCGGTGGCGGAACCGCCAACGGCTACACGTGGGAGAACTTCGTCGCGTGGCTGGCCCAGGGGGACGCGACTGTGTGGCGCGCCCGGCAGCTGGAGCAGGTACTGTAGTTTCATGACCGAACTGGTGCTCAACCACATGGGCGCCTACCCGACGGTGCTTCGTCGCATCCTCCAGTATGGAGAGCGGCGGAGCCCTCGTGGTTTGGCGACGTTTGATCTCGGATTCACCACGCTCACGGTGCTTGACGCTCGCGGTGGCATGCCGCTTGGTCTGGGGCGTAAGTTGAACCCCGCCATCGGTGCCGTCGAGGCAGCACAGCTGATCGCTGGTGTCTCGGACCCTGAGCTCGTCCTTAGGCTCGCTCCGCAGTTCGAGCGGTATTCCGATACGGCCGAGGACGGCACCGGCACTCGGATGTTCTGGGGCGCCTACGGCGAGCGGATCAAGCTGCAGGCCCACTGCGCGATTGAGAAGCTCACGACCGATCCCAACACTCGGCAGGCCGTCATCACCCTATGGGACCCCTGGCTGGACAACGTGCCGGGCAAGCGTGACTACCCCTGCACCATCGCACTCCACTTCTACATGCATCACGGCCTCATTGACATGAACGTGATCATGCGCTCCAACGACGCGTGGCTCGGTCTGCCGTACGACGTCTTCCAGTTTACCCAGCTGCAGGAGTGCGTCGCTCGAGCCCTCGGCACCACACCCGGCACGTACCGTCACACCGCGTTGTCACTTCACCTCTATGAGCGTGACGCAGAGGCCGCGCGTGAGCTCATCCAGCAGTACACACGGAACGACAAGTCAGTGATGACGCGGTACATAGAGACGTTCCAGCCCACCGGCATGGGTCGCCCGGGCGACACGTTCAGCCGCATCATGGATCGTGCGCAGGCGATCCTCGTGAACGACACACTTCAGGAAGAGACGACCAGCGAGAGGTGGTACCGTGAGCAGCTCCACGGGCAACCGGCCAACGTGGGATGACACCTGGATGCAGGTGGCGCGCACCGTCGCACAGCGCTCGCTATGTGAGCGTGATAAGGTCGGTGCGGTCATCGTGTCCAAGACCAACCGCCTTCTCGAGACGGGATACAACGGCCCACCCGCGGGTTTCCAGACGGACGGCGTCGGTTGCTCAAGCTGGTGTACCCGTGCGATGCACGTCGCGTCACGTCTCGCGCCGGACTACTCCGACTGTCCATCACTGCACGCGGAAGCCAACGCGCTGATGCGAGGCGATCGGTCCGCCCGTGAGGGTGGTACGATCTACGTAACCAGCGGCGTGTGCTTCGGCTGTGCCAAGCTGATCGCAAACTCCGGCCTCGCCCTCGTGGTTGTGAGCAGCACGGCACCGGCATCTGTGCATCGTAACTGCGAGAACACGTATCGTTTCCTCGAGCAGTGTGGACTGACCGTTGTCACTGGATGATGTGAAGTTGAGCCTCGTCGACTCTGTGGAGTCGGCGGGGCGTCTCATGACTTGGCTGGGAGAGCGTCGTCCCGGCAACGTCATCGGCATCGACATCGAGACCACTGGTCTGGACAAGCGCAGAGACAAGGTGCGTCTCGTCCAGATCGGTGACGAGATGCACGGCTGGGCCATTCCTTGGGAAGACTGGGGTGGCGTCGTTCGGGAGGTCGTACGCAAGTACGACGGATGGTACACGGGGCACAACTTTGTCAGCTTTGACTGGACATTTCTGGACCGTGTTGGGGTGCGGATACCTCGTGACCGCCTTCACGATACTCGTCCTATGGCACATGTTCTGGAGCCGACGTACTCCACCGCCCTCAAGACTCTGGCATCTCGCTATGTGGATGGGCGAGCGGCGGCGATGCAGGACGAGCTCGACAATGCGATCGGCGCGAAGGGTGGCTGGACATGGGCGACTGTGCCCATCGACTTCCAACCGTACTGGACGTACGGCGCGCTCGATCCGGTCATCAGCGTTCGTCTGTTCAATCACCACAAGGAGGCCCTCGAGCGAGACGGATCCTGGGCAGCATACGAGCTAGAGCTCGCCGTCTCCTGGGTGATCCGCCAGATGGAGATCAACGGTGCGCACGTCGACCGCGCGTACGCCGCCGAGTACCTCAGGAAGTACGAGGAGTATTGTGAGCGAGTCGCCCAGTGGGTCAAGTCCACGTACGATATCTCTCCGGGTTCGAACACTGCTGTCATCGAGGTTCTTCAACGTGAAGGTTTCGAGTTCACCAAGAGGACGCGCGGTGGTGCTGCAGCTCTGGACAAGGACGTACTCGCATCTATTGATCATCCGCTCGCGGAGGCCGTTCTTTCTCGTCGACAGCTGCAAAAGGTGGTTTCCACGTACCTGAGTCACATCGTCGCGGACGCCGATGCCAACGACCTCTTGCATCCCAGCATCAACCCCCTGGGTGCTCGGACCAGTCGGATGTCGATGTCACAACCGAACCTCCAGAACCTCCCTCGAGCATCCGAAAACAACCCTGCGGCAACAACTGTGCGGAACTGCTACACCACCCGCTACGGAGGCGACGGTCGCATGGTCTTCTGCGACTTCGACCAGATCGAGATGCGGGGACTGGCTCACATGTCCCAGGATGCGGGGCTACGTGACGCCTTCCTCGCACCAGACGACTTCTTCATCGTCCTAGCACGGAGCGTGTTTGCCGATGCAACCATCTCGTCCAAGAAGGATCCTCGTCGCCAGGTCGTCAAGAATGTGGGTTACGGTAAGATCTACGGCGCTGGTATCGCGAAGCTTGCGCTCACGGCTCGCATCTCCGAGGAGCAAGCGGCGGCTGCGATGCACGCCTTCGACGCTTCATTTCCCGGTGTTCGTGCCTTCCAAAATCGTGTTCAGCGCACTGCGCTTGAGCGTCGGAAGTCCGATGGAGTCGGGTACGTTCGTTCGCCTCTCACCCAGCGACGCCATCCCAGCGACGACGGCAAAGAGTATGCTCTGGTCAATTATCTCGTCCAGGGTCTAGCCGCCGAGATGTTCAAGATGAAGCTCGTCGAGCTGGATAACGCGGGACTTGGGCAGTTCATGATCCTACCCGTGCACGATGAGGTCATCCTCGATGTGCCGAACACCGAATACGACGGCGTCATCGAGACGCTGCGCAAGGTGATGAACGACGACAAGCTGCTGAGTGTGCCCGTCACGGCGGGTCTGGCGTACGGCGAGCGATGGGGAGCAAAGATCGATGTCGATGGCTGAGTTTCACGTAGTTGGTCTGGACACCGGACGCATGTCTGGTGTCGCAGCGGTCACCATCACTCCAGTAGGAATCTCGCATTCAGCGAGTGAATACCCGTGGATTCCCGCCGTCGCGTACGCAGAGCGATGGGCCAAGGAAGGCGCGCAGCAGCGTCCCGGATACGTGTCACTCTGCTGGGAGCGCTACGACAACATGCCCGGGCGACGCGTACTCTCCGCACAGCCGGAGGCGCAGATGGCCAACGGTGCCCTCGAGTATGTTGCCACGCAGTGTGGGGTAACATTTCAGCAACAGTCCAGGGTCGATGCCAAGAAGGTTGTGACCGACGCTGTGCTTCGCCGACTCGGTTGGTATAAGAAGACAAAGGACGGGCATGCTAACGATGCGTCTCGTCAGGTCGGACTGTTCCTGCACGTTCGTCACCCTGAACTGTGGCTGCAGCTGACCGACCGGGTATAATGTTCTAAGAACACCCGACGAACGACAGAAGACGGAGGACGAGCAGTGTGGATCATAACGGTAAAAATGTCACGCAACCCTGATCACGATCCACGCAGTAAGAAAACAGGCGCATGCCCCGTGAGTGAGCACTGCACTGACGTGACGGGTGAGCACCACAGCTTTCTCGTCATCACGCAGGAAGACCTCAACCTCGCCAAGCGCACGTATAAGCACATCACGCGAATCGAGCGTGTTTAATGCCACTCGCTGAGATTCACAACACTCGCATCCGCGTCGACACGGCGTGGAACGAGAAGGAGCTTGTGAAGGCGATCCCGGGATCGGGATGGGACGCCGTAGAGAAGATGTGGACCGTCCCACTCACGATGCCAGCTTGCTCACAGCTCAAGGGGCAGTTCCCGAACACGCTCAAGGTCGGGGCACAGCTCACCCAGTGGGTGTGGGATCAGTACAACGGTCGCGTGAAGCGCTCACTCGAACTGCGTGAGAGATTCGTCAACCCCGGGTGGGAGCACGATCCTCGTCTCTACGACTTCCAAGCCATTGGCGTGCAATGGCTTATCGAGGCTGGCTCTGGTCTTCTCGGTGACGAGATGGGAACCGGTAAGACCATCCAGGTTCTCGCCGCGATGAAGCAGATCGGCGAGGGAGCACTACCCGCGCTCGTGATCGCTCCCAACTCTGTGAAGGCCAACTGGGCGAAGGAGGCAGCCACATGGTTGCCACAGGCGACTCCGTACGTGCTCACTGGGACAGCTTCCGAAAAGGCGAAACTGATCGCCGCCGCTGCGAAGGATCCAAGTGCACTGGTCGTCACGAACTTCGAGTCGACGCACAGGTTGAGCCGTCTCAGCGGGTATGGCTCAATCCGGCTGCTCAGGTGCTCGATCTGCGACCCGAGGTACGGGAGCCGTGAGCTCAAGCCATCCACCTGCGAGACGCACATTCGTCCACTCAATGCGATCCCGTTCACGACCGTCATCGTGGATGAGGCACATCGGATTAAGGATCCGAAGGCAAAGCAGACGCGAGCCTGCTGGGCGCTTTCGGCAGGTGATTCTGTGGTACGCCGCTGGGCACTTACCGGAACGCCTTTGGCTAACGATCCGAGTGACCTATGGGCGATCATGCACTTCGTCGCACCAGATGAGTACCCAACGAAGACCAAGTACGTAGATCTCTACTGTCTCGTTGCGTGGAACGCGCACGGCGGCATGGACGTCGTGGGCATCAATCCCGAGCGTCGCCAAGAGTTCTTTAAGATCTTTGATCCGCGCTTTCGTCGTATGCCCAAGGCACTCGTCCTCAAGCAGCTGCCGCCAAAGATTCGTCAGCGTCGCATGGTGGAGATGACGCCGAAGCAGAGGAAGGCGTACAATGAGGTCGAGTCAACCCTCGCCACACGACTGGCGGACGGCAGTGTACTGGTTGCGAAGTCTAACCTGTCTGCGCAGATCCGCCTCCTGCAGTTGGCCTCTTCGTACTGCACAGTCGACTACGGTGAGACACCTGATGATCCGTCAACTTGGACTGTTGAACTTGCAGAGCCGAGTCCCAAGCTCGACGAACTTATGGTCGTACTGGACGAGCTTGGAGACCGTCCGGTCGTGGTTGCTTCCGACCAGCGTCGCCTTCTTGAGCTCGCCATGGTCCGACTTGAGAAGGCCGGTATATCGTACGGAGCCATCACCGGTGCGGTCGACGCCCACGATCGGCAACTTGCCCTCGAGGCCTTCCAGGCAGGCAAGCTCCGGGTACTTCTCTTTACTCTCAAGGCTGGTGGCACGGGACTCACCATGACTCGCGCCGACACCATGATTCGTCTCCAGCGATCGTGGTCGTTGATCGACAACAAGCAGGGCGAGGATCGCGTTCACCGCATTGGCTCAGAGATTCACGATGTCATCAACATCATTGACATCATCACTGAGGGTACCGTGGAGGAAGCGCAGGTCGCCAAGCTGTACGAAAAGCAAGAGCGTCTCGAGGAGATCACGCGCGATCGCATCGCACTGACGAAGGCCGGTATGTCCATCGTCCACCTGGACGTGGAGGAGAACAAGATCTTGAACACGTTCCTGGGTGATGCGGAGTGACTAATGAAGGGTCGCCATCGTCGACGCTCGTCGATCCGTTTGCTCACTACGCGGATCGTAGAAAGCAGATCACGCTTCGGCATGATGCTCGGCTCATTTCGCACAGCGAGATCGCGACCTTCAAGCGATGCCGGCGTAAGTGGTGGCTCGCATGGTACCGAGGCCTGCGACTGCGACACGAGAGTCCTACGGGCGTCCGAGCTGTGGGAGATCGCGTCCATCGAGCGCTTGCCGCCTGGTACGTCGCTGACACATCTCGAAGAATTGATCCTCGAGAGGCGCTGGAGCACCTGATTGAAGCTGACCACAACGCAGTCATCATGACGAGAGCCGACGACCAAAACCTCGCTGGCATCCTCATCGACATGAACAAGGACGCTGACCTCGAGCGAGCCATGATCAGCGGCTACGTGCAGTGGCTCGAGGAGACAGGAGCTGACGCAGACTATGAGGTACTCGCCTCCGAGACGTATCAAGACGCTCTTCTCCCAGGATTCGTGGGACGCAATGGTGTTAGCGTTTACATCATTGCGAAACTGGATGCGAAGGTTCGTCGAGCAACTGACGGAGTTCTTCGCTTCGTCGACCACAAGACAGTGGCTGACTTCGGTTCAAAGAGCGCTCTCCTCGACATCGACGAGCAGATGCTCTGGTACGATCTCATCGAGATCCTTACCAACGTTCCTGCCGGTGAACGTTCAGGTGGTGCCATCTACAACATGCTTCGGCGCGTCAAGCGCACAGTGAAGGCGAAGCCGCCGTTCTACCAGCGTGAAGAGGTGCTTCACAATCGGCACCAGATCGAGTCCTTTTATCACCAACTCTGGGGAACCGTTCGTGATCTTCTCGAGTTGGAGCGGCGACTCGATGAGGGAGCGAATCCGCACAGTGCAGCGTATCCTAACCCCCTGGGCGACTGCACCTGGTCTTGCGACTATCGAGCCGTCTGCCCACGCTTCAACGACGGCTCCCGCGCTGAGGCTATGATCGAGACCTACTACAAAGCGGGCGACCCTCTCGCTTACTACTACAAGGACGAGGTGGCGAAGTGAACTGGCCGGAGGCGTTTGCCCTGGTGGGTGTCGCGTTCTGCGTGATGCTCACCGTCATTGGCCGACGTAGATGAGTAAGACACTCGAGACCGTCTCCATCCTCATTCACGCGGCAGCGAAGGTGGGTAAGTCGACACTCTCGTCGACGGCGCCCACGCCCAGTCTCGTGCTGGATGCTGAGGGAGGCTGGAAGTTCATTAAGGCGAGGAAGAAGGTGTGGGATCCGATGGCGGAACCCATTCCTCGCTATGACGGCACCTGGGACGTCTGCGTCGTCACGATCACCCAGTGGGTTCAGGTCGAGCAGGTGTATCGTCACCTCACCCAGGTGGAGCACGACTTCGTCAGCGTGACCATCGACTCCATCACCGAGATCCAGCGTCGCCTCAAGCAGAACCTCAAGGGCACTGACGCGATGCAGATCCAGGACTGGGGCTCGCTGCTCACGAAGATGGACTCCATCATCCGCGCATACCGCGACCTCACACTGCTGCCTGGTCCCGTCCGGTGTGTTGTTATGATCGCTGAGACACGCGAGGACAAGGGCAAGTGGCGCCCGTACATGCAGGGGCAGATCGGGGTGTCGCTCCCGTACCTCGTCGACATCTGCGGGTACCTCTACGTCGCACCCGTGCTGGACGAACACGGCCAGCCAACGAAGAACGCTCGCAAGCTCTGGATCGGACCGCACCCACAGTTCGAGTCAGGCGAGCGTGTACAGGGAACACTCGGTGACGAGGTCACCGAGCCGAACATCGCAGCGATGATCAAGACGATCTTCGCCAACGTCGAGATGATGGAGGTGCAGTCCTAGATGGAGACCACATGGGGCGCGCTGATGAAGGACGCCAAGGTCGCCGCCGAGCCGGTGCCCGAGGGCGAACACCCGGTGAAGATCACCGACTGCCAGGCGACGAACGCGTCGACGGGTAAGCTGATGTTCAAGCTCGTCGCCGAGATCCTCGAGGGCCCGGCGGCGAAGCGCAAGGTGTACGGCAACTTGGTGCTCTCTCCGGAAAACAGCACCGCGCTCGCCATGTTCTTCAAGAACATGACCGCGATCGGGCTGGGTGACGAGTTCTTCGCACAGGAGCCGAACCCGGACCAGGTCGCGAGCAACTGCATCGGCCGACAGGCGCGTGTGGTCATCAAGCACCGCGAGTGGCTGGGCAACAAGCGCGGTGACATCGACCGCTGGGTGCCCGCCCTGGGTGGCGGTCTGGGTGGTCCGATCGCTCCGGGCACCGTGGTCGGTCCCGCCGGACCGCCGCTGCCGACCGCCAACTCGTCCCCGACGCCCGTTCCGACCGTCGGTGCAGGTCCGACCATCGGCGCTGGTCCGGTGGCTCCGAGTGACGCTCCGCCGCCGCTGCCGATCTGACGATCCTGTGGTATAGTTATGAACGAGGCGTCCGGGCTGCTCATCGCCCAGCCCGGGCGCCTCTATCATGCGATGGAGGACGAAGTGAAGAACACGACGTATAGGATGCTTATCAGTCGCCTCAAGGATCGAAGAGAAAGTCGTGGCTGGTCACAGCACGCGCTCGCAGAAATGATGAACACCAGTCAGTCATGCATCTCTGCGTGGGAAAACGGCAAGACAGAGCCGTGTCTCACTAACCTCATCCGGTGGGCGAACGCCCTCGGACTCTATGTCTCGCTGGAGGACATCCTGTGACGCGCATTGCACTCATCACCACAACCATCAACGTCCCTCACGTGCTCACCCGCTGGGTACGGTCGGGCATGACCGAGGACGACGTCATCATCGTCGCTGGTGACCGCAAGTCGCCGATCGGCGAGATCCTTGCCCTACTCAAGGACATCACACTGCAGTACAACATCACAACTGAATACATGACGCCCGGCGATCAGGAACGCTTCACGGTCTCGTCTCGCATCGGCTGGGACTGCATCCAGCGCCGGAACATCGCGCTACTGCGCGCGATGGAACTCAAGCCCGAGTTCATCCTCACGATCGATGACGACAACGCGCCGACGTCACCCAACCAGGTTCGTCACCTCATCGATGCGATCAACGGCACGGATGACACTACCAAGGTGCTCTCCACGAACACCGGCTGGTACAACCCGGGACGGCAGTGCCTCACGAACGACCTGCGCACCGTGACTCACCGTGGCTTCCCACTGAGTCGCCGACACGAGTCGCCATTCTACACGTACGACACGAAGCGACCGGAGATCGGTGTCACCGCGATGCTGTGGACGGGTGACCCGGACATCGACGCCATCGAGCGCATCGTGAATCGGCCGAACGTCACACGCGTCACGGAGAACGTGATCTTGCAACCGGGTACGTGGGCACCATTCAACACGCAGGCGACGATGATTCGCGGTGACCTCGCTCCCGCGCTGTTCATGTTCCCTCACGTCGGTCGGTACGACGACATCTGGGCCAGCTACGTGTACCGCAAGGTCGCGGACAAGCGTGGCTATGGTGCGTTCTACGGTCGCCCAGCGGTGCACCAGGATCGCAACGAGCACGATCTCATGCGCGATCTACAGGACGAACTCTACGGTATGACGTACAACGAGCGGTTCATCGAGCGAGTGCAGTCTGTGGCACTGAAGGACGACTCGTCGTTGTTCCAGGACATCTGTGACATTTACACCAGTCTGATGGACACGGGTGGGTTCCTGCCCGTACCAACCGTGCTCGCCATGGATGCGTGGATCGACGACGTGGAGAAGATCCTTCATGGGTAAGCTGATCGGCTACGGTAAGCTCGGGCGCAGCATGCCGCTGACGCTCGAGCAGTGTGGCAACCTCGGCGGCGACGTGGAGATGGTCGCGGTGGTGAAGGAGCTCGCGCTTCGTCGCCCCGAGGACGACTTCATTCTCGTCGGCCGCAACTCCGGCGAGACCCCCATGGCGGTGGACCTACCGTTCAACGTGATCAACCCGTGGTCGAAGTGGCGCGGTGAGCTTCGCGATCGCCTCAAGGCCGCCGGCATCAAGGGTAACCTCACCATCGAAGAGCACAAGGTCGTCACGAGCATCTACCGCGACATGATGGGCGACATCTGGAAGCGACTCGACGGCCTCGTCCTCTGGGTCGGCCAGCACGGCTCGAGCAACATGTCCATCCCGAAGATCGACGACCCCACCCATTGGACGAAGCCACAGGACTGGTGTGCGTTCTACGCGGGGTACATGCTCGACGGTGTGAACCAGTTTCGTGAGGGTCGCGCAGGCACGCATGATGTGGTGTGGCTCAACGCAGACGCACGAAACAAGCACAAGATGCGTGACCTCAAGCACAAGCTGATCAACCCAATCCTCACGCAGCGAACGTTCTCACACAACCTCAAGCACGAGCAGTACGACGGCACGCCACCCATCGTCGGCGCAGTGCACAATATCTACTCGCGACTCGAGATCAACGGCCTCGCTCCCGGCACACCGTTCGGTGATCTCATCACGTACAACCCCAATCCCACGCTACGTAGGTACCGCTTCGGCATGTTCATCAACGAGGCGCGTGCCATCGGCGTGAAGGGTGGCATGGACCGTCTCACGGTGATGGAGCAGTGGGTGATGCCGATCATCCAGGACACCACTGAAGAGCGGCCCCACTGGGTGCACGGCACGTGGAGTGAGCGGTCGCAGACGCGGCTCGGGTTCGAGATCAAACCCGCGCCGTGGGACCAGTACTATCCGATGCTCAACGACACACTGTGCACGTTCACCACACCGTCGTCAGGCTCTGGCTTCGCCACCGCGAAGCCGTGGGAAGCGTTCGCCGGCGGAACGATCTGCTTCTTCCACCCAGAGTACGACGACCAGGACAACATCCTGCAGGACGCACACCCGAACCTCCGTGAGTGGCTGCGCGTCAAGTCACCGAAGGATCTTAAGACTCGCGTCGCCGCGGTCGCCGCAAATCCGTCCACCGCGAGTTGGCTCATCCAGCGACAGCGTGAGCACTTCGACCGCGCCATGACGAACAAGACGTACCTCAAGATGATCGAGGAGATGATCTGGAATGAACAGGCGTAAGGCGCTCGTCACAGGCGCGGCTGGCTTCGTCGGCCGTCACACCGTCGCCGAGCTCGAGAGTCGCGGATGGGAAGTTTCGCGGTGTGACATCAACTCCCCGATGACATGGACGATGCGTGACTTCAACGACGTGACGCGGTGGTCCACCACGCGCTACGACCTCGTCATCCACTGCGCCGCCGTGGGTGCGCACCGCGCCGCCATCGATGGACAGCCGTACACCTTCGCGCAGAACATGCGACTCGACTCCACGCTCTTCGAGTGGGCGATCCGCACGAAGCAGCGTCGCGTCCTCTACATCTCGTCGTCGGCGGCGTATCCCATCGAGCTGCAGACAGAAGACTACAGCGACGAGTACGCTCGTCTCGCCGAGGACGACATCGTCCTGCACGACCCCCAGCGGCCGGACGGTACGTACGGCGTTACGAAGCTGACCGGAGAGCACCTCTCAGCGGCCGCGCGAGCCGCCGGTGTACCAGTTACCGTCGTGCGACCGTTCAGTGGCTACGGTGAGGATCAGGGCACCGAGTGGCCGTTCGGAGCGTTCCTCAACCGCATCCGCCAGCGGGAGATGCCGTTCACGATCTGGGGCAGTGCCGCGCAGCGACGTGACTGGATTCACATCAGCGACGTCGTGCGAGGCATGCTCGCCATCGCCGATGGACAGCAGAATGGCGGTTTCGACGAGGAACCCGTCAATCTCTGCACGGGGCGAGCGACGTCGATGGGTGATCTCGCGCTGCTCATGATGAACGCTGCGGGCTACGACTCGATGGACATCGAGGTCGACGACACGAAGCCGATGGGCGTGATGAACCGCGTGGGCGACCCCAATCGCTTCTTCGATTACTATGAACCGAAGGTGACCATCGAGGAAGGCGTGCACCGCGCCATCGAGACGAGGGACTGAAGATGAACGAGTGGGATGACGCGGTACACGAAGACAGGCTGAAGGAAATGCTTCGTCTTCAGGCTGAGCTACAGGAGCGGCTCTACGGGAAGGAGCCCATCGATCTCGAGGGCAACGAGCGCAAGGACTACGTGCGCACGATGGTCCTCGCCATCACCGACGAACTCCACGAGGCGTTGCGTGAGGTGCCGTGGAAGCCGTGGTCGGGCAGCACGCTGTGGGACAAGGACAGCGAGATCAACTTTAAGCTCGAGCTCGTCGACGCGTTCCACTTCTTCATGAACCTCATGCTCGTCGCGGGTATGACGGCCGAGGAGCTCTTCACCGAGTATCTCCGCAAGAACCAGATCAACCACGGTCGCATCGACGACGACTACAGCAGCCCCACTGGGTGAGAACCCGATACCGTAGAGATCCATGAAGCACACGTTTGTCGACGCGCTCGGGTTCGCCGGCGGATTTACACTGGGCATGGTTCAGGCGGGCTTCGAGCTCGTCGGCAAGCGAGAAATGAAGGGAGGCTTCGGTGTCCCAAACTGCGAGGCTAACCGGCATCTCCTGGGAAGTGGATGGACAGCGGAGGCTGTGGATCCCACCCAGTGGTCCGTCGTCGAGGCGAATGTGGTGGCGGGCAATCCTCCCTGCTCCGGGTTCAGTGGTATGTCTGCGAAGCATTTCCGTGGTGCGAACTCGCCGATCAATGCTTGTATGTGGTCGTTTGTTGACTACGCCGCCCGTGTTCGTCCACAGGTGGCGGTCTTTGAGTCCGTCCAGCTCGCCTTCACACGACCGGACGGTCTCGCGCTCATGCGAGCACTCCGAGAGAGGCTGGAGGAACTGACAGGTGATCAGTGGACCCTTCATCACGTCCTTCACAACGTCTACAGTGTCGGCGGAGTCTCGCATCGCCGACGCTATTTTTGGGTCGCAACTCGCGTCCCCTTCGGCATCGAGTGGCCTCATCGAGACCGACTGCCTGTGTTGGACGACGCTATCGGTGACCTGGAGCACCAGCCGCAAGCGTGGGAAGCTCGTCCGTTGGTGGGTACGCCATCATGGTGGGCCAAGTCCCGTACGCGTGACGACGGGCTCGTGGATGGGCACGTGCAAGTGCGTGCTCCACTCGTTCAGCGCGTGGCTGACCTCCTGCAGGGCGTCGAGTGGCAGGGCGGCGAGCACCTCGCTACGCTTGCTCGACGCTACCATCACACGCATGGAGTGTTGCCCACTTCATGGAGCCACATCGCTGAGAAGACCATCGCCTCGGACTTTCGGCTCGGCTACAACACGCCGGTCCGCTGGAAGGGCGACGAGCCTGGACGAGTTATCACGGGCGCTGGGCCTATCGTTGCCTTTCACCCACGACTCCCACGACCACTCACGCACCGTGAGGTAGCTCGTGTGATGGGCTTCCCTGATAGCTGGTTCATCAACCCACTGCGCGGCAATCCCGGCCTGGGCATGACGTGGGGCAAGGGTATCACCGTCGACTGTGGCCGCTGGATCGGCGAGTGGGTACACGCCGCACTGGATGAACAGCCCGGTCAATACAAGGGTGAGTCGATCGGAGATCGCGAATTTCTCATCGACTGCACGAACGCCTGGTCACAGAACCTGGTACAGTCAGTCATAGCACTCAAAAAGTTCAAAAAGCTACTTGGAGGAATCATGACTGAGCCTGAGGCTCCGGCCGTTCCGGTCACCGAGGGTGAGACGCCGGCCGAGAACACGGAGGCCGCGACCAAGGGTGGCAGCGGGCGTCCGCGTCCGCAGGCCACGCTCGACCAGGACGCGCGCGTGCTCGAGTACCTGAACGCGGAGGAGAACACCGCCGGCCGCACGAAGGCCGAGATTGGCGAGGCCCTCGGCCTCGAGCCGAACAAGGTCTACCTCTCGCTCTGGCGGCTCGGCACGCGCGAGAAGAAGGTCCATCGGACGGGCTCCGGCGCGTCCGCGAAGTGGGTGGCTGGCGAGGCTTCCGAGGTGTCTGCCCAGTCCGCCTCGGAGCCGGCGGCCGCACCCCAGGAGGAGACCGTCGCGATCTGACCCCTCGCGGCCTGTAAGTCTCTTCCAGCTGCCCCACACCGCCTAACCGGTGTGGGGCAGTGTGCTGTGTCAACGCGAAACTTGCTAGAATCGCATTATCACCCAGTGGGAGGTGTATATGGCTCTCAACATGAACGACCCGTACATCCGAGCGGAACGCCAGCCGGCGTCACTCGTCGCGCTCGGAGTTCGCCTGAAGGCACACTACGGGGTGGGTGCCGATAACTTCGGCATCAAGGGCAACGAGTACCATACGAGTGGTTTCCACCGCTCGCGGAACTGGATTCTCAACAGCGTGCAGGGTTCCGGCTCAGGCGACTACTCCGTCCGAGGATCGCGGAACATGGGCGGTGGCGCCGACAACGACGCGGCGTTCGACATCACGCCGGGCGTGTGGGGTACGGCGGAGAACCGCCGGCTCATGGTGGAACTGACTAAGCGCGTGTACGACGCCGCGGTTCGTCGTGATCCACGCGTCACGGCGAATTGGTACGAGTTCGCGGGAACGCTCGACGGGAAGACCGTCGTGACGTTCTACGCCGACGGCGGTGGGTTCAAGTCGCCATTCGACTCATCGCACCTCGAGCACCTACACGGCTCCGGCTACCGAGACACGATCGAGAAGGACCACACGGGGCTGGGCGATGTCCTCCTCGGTGTGGGTGGAGAGGATGAGGACGACATGGGTGCTTCGTTCGGCCCGCAGGACATCAAGCTGTATGACGCCGACCTGGACTTCCACCTCAACGTCACGTCGCTGACGATCCCGCCGGTACAGGGCGGCGCCGCCGACCCGCGCCCGTGCTGGCTGAACTTCTGCAACGACACGGGCGAGCCGTACGGCCTGCGCATCTGGTACACGACCGGCAACGAGGGCTACTCGCCATTCCCCCAGACCGCGAACGGGCAGCTGGTCCTGCGGTCCGGCCAGCGCTGGAGCGTAGAGATCCCCAAGGGCACCGGTGGTCTCTCGATCGCCCGCCAGGCGGTGAATTCTGACGGCAAGGCGGTAGCCCCAACCGCGGAGCTCCGGGCGTACAGCGGCCATCTGACGCTCGCCATCGAGCGCGGCGCGGTCATCAAGTAGCCGTGGAAGGCATCCCGCTCGAGATCTTTGTCCGTGAGTGGGGTCCCGCGGGGCTTCTTTCGATCTTCATCCTCCTACTCATGCTCGGCAAGGTCGTCCCGATCAGCATCCACAAGGATGTTCGTGAGCAGCGAGATGAGTGGAAGAAGACGGCGGAGGAAGCCCTCAAGCAAAACACCGTGCTACTCGAGACGGCGCACACTGCGAACGCGACATTCAAGGCCCTCAAGGCCGTCGCTACACAGGAACCCGAGGCTCATGAGTCTGCTCAGTAGGTTGCTTCGTCGGGGGCCATCAGAGAAGCTCGAAGAGGCGCGTGAGGCGCATCGCGACATTCTCTCGCGGAGTGAAGAAGTCACAGAAGTCACCACCTCACTGCGTGAGAGTGTTCGCCAACCGAACCACCTCGCGCCGCTCATCGAGAACATCCTCCGGAGCGCAAGGTAAATGGAACAGTTCTGGATCATCGCATCGTACATCTCGGTCGTCTTCGCGGCGTTCGTCACCACAGCACTCGTCATCACGTACGGGTTCTTCACCCAGTGGGATAAGTCGCAGGTGGGTCGGCAGTTCATGCTCACAAAGACGTCTCTGGCGCTGGTGCTCGACTACTGGGTTCTCGCGGTCTTCGTCATCTCGCCACGCAACGGATACACACCCGGCATGCCGATCCGCACGATCATCTGTGTGATCGTGGGTGCCGTCATGCTTCGCTGGCTCGTCATCCTCGTGCGAGCACAGCGAGAGGCAAGGAGGAGTAGCAATGAAGATCTTCGGCCGTGAACCAGCCCTCATCATAGCGTTTCTGAGCTCGCTCATCGCGGTGCTCAGTGCTTTCATCCTGCACCTCAGTGACGAGCAGCAGGGCGTGCTGAACTCTGCCATCCTCGTCATCTTCGGATTCATCACGGCGGCTCTCCTCGAGAAGGAGAAGCTCGTTCCCGCGATCGTCGGCCTCGTCAAGGCACTGATCGCCGTCGCCATTTCATTTGGTCTTCACTGGACCCCAGAGGTGCAGGGTCTCGTCCTGACTCTCGTCGCCACAGCTGCCGCACTGTGGTATCGCCCACAGGTGGTGGCGAGCGTACCACCTGAGCAGGCTCCCTAACCATCGAGAGGCGCGGTTGGCGAGAACCGCGACACCGATCGAAGAGCCCAGTGACTTGCGGCGGTCACTGGGCTTCTTCGTGCGTATAAACTGGACAAAACCGTCAATGAGTCAAATCCCTAGACCTCCCTGGAGCCACGTTCGGGACTAGTCCGATAGTCGACTAACGGATGTTTTTCGACATCAACACGCTGTAGAGAAATCTTGTGATGATTTTTGTGATTTGGTTGCACTGGGTCACTCGATCCTGTTAGAGTTATCTCATCGGAACGGAGATGGAGAGATACCGGAAGGGAAGCAAGCCCTGGCGGCGGAAGCAAGCTGCCGCCACCGTTCCGCTTGATGCGAGATCGGCTACTTGGTGAAGCCGCCGGATGAGCCAGCACAGCCATTCGGATACGATGGTTCGACTCCATCTCTCACAGCGGGTCAGATAGCTCAATGGAGAGAGCAGGGCACCTTGGCCCTGGCACCGCGAGAGCGGGAGGGACAAAAGCGTGAGTCTCGTTCAACCTGCGTGGTAGGTTGAGATGATCGTAAGTAGTCCGATGGCGGGTTCGAATCCCGTCTGATCCACGCGCAACAAGGCGCACGACGAAGGATGTGTAGACATGACGCAGAGCGTTGAGCTCGCTGAGGGCGGGAAGAACGTCCAGTTCACGGATCGCATGGTCCCGTGGATGAAGCTCGGCAAGGTCACGAACGGCGCTGTCACGGCGCAGGACGCGGCGAAGCACGGCGGTCTGGACTTCACAGTCTCGCTGCGCAACGTGTACTTCACTTGTGAGGACATCGGCACCGCAGGTTCCGACGAGATGGGTGTCGGGAGTGCGGAGGACACGTCGCCGTCTTGCCTCCGCAACATGACGAACCGCAAGGTCGTCGTGCGGGATGACACGCTGGAGCCGCTGAGCATCGTCTCGTCGGGCTACCCGGTACTCCAGTACCACGAGGCGTTCGATTTCATGGACTCGGCGGTGAACGCGCTGGGTGGCGAGGGTGCGCGGTACGTCGCGGCCGGTGCGCTCAAGGGCGGCAAGCAGGGTTTCATGGTCGTCAGGCTTCCCGACAGCCTGCAGGTCAACGTGCTGGACGGTCAGGACCCGCACGAGATGTTCGCCGTTCTGCGGACGAGCATGGACCTCACGCGGGCGGTGGAGATCATGGCGATGCCGCTTCGAGGCAAGTGCATGAACCAGCTCACACTGACGTCGTTCGCCGCGAACGTCGAGCACCGCTGGGCGGTTCGTCACACCAGCACGATGAAGGACAAGCTCGTGGAGGCGCACACCTCCCTGGGCAAGCTCGCCGCTTACGTGGCGCGGTACAAGGAACTCGTCACGCGGCTCGCGAACGTGAAGCTGAATGACGAGCAGGCGAAGGTGATTCTGGGACGCGTGCTCGCCAAGAGCCCGATGAAGGGCAAGGACGAGCTCGTCGACTTGCTCATCGAGAAGTGGAAGCACGCTCCGACCGTCGGGTGGTCCGGCACCGGCTGGGGCCTCGTCAACGCCGTGAGTGACCACTTCGACTGGCGCAAGGGTGGGACGCCGGAGAGCAAGTTCCTGAACGCGCTACAGGGTACCACGCATAAGTACATCAACCTCGCCACCGCGCACATCCTGCGCGTTAACGCCGCTAAGTGACACAAGACCTGATACAATTAACTCGAGAGGAAACGCCTAGAAGGAGGAGACATGACTGATCGAGAGCGAGACGAGGCGCAGAGCGCCTTCCCCGACACCGACGAGCAGCTCAGCGACTGGGACGCCGACGGCGGGGACGAGGACGAGGACGCCGACGAGGACGACGCGGAGGAGACGCGCGACCGAGGCTGATCGCCGGCTCATCATTCAGTGGGAGGATCCAGTACGGATCCTCCCACTTTCGTATTTACAAGCGTGTCATTCATCGATATATTAATCTCAACGACGAAACGACGGAGGACGAGATGCTCTCGTACATGGCAGACATCATTGCAACCGACTGCCCTCGTGTTCTCTGTGACCCGCCACCGGGCGGATCACGCATCGCTGTCAACACCCTCACTGGTGAGGCAGAGTGCGAGTGCGGTGAGACCTGGGTCTACGGAGCGGCAGAGCTGCTCGAGATCCTCAACAACCTGGAGGACTGATGGTGATCGAGTACCGAAGTGAGCGAGAGAGCATCCGGCAGGCGATGCTGAAGGCTCAATCGGAGTGGCTCGAGAACGCGGACGCGGCCAAGCACACTGAGCCCGCGGTGCACATCTTTGCGACAGCAGTTGCGACGGCCTTCCAGCAGGAGGCTGAGAAGTACAAGGACGAGAAGACGAAGGAGATGCACACTGATGCCCCCAGTGGATTCTTCAACGCAGGGTATGTCGACTCGAGCCCTTCAGGTCCACTTCCTGAAGCTGGCTGAAGAGGCCCAGCGCGACGCGCACAAGCGCAAGAACCGTGTTACCGAGGTCGCCTCGCGTGACATGAAGATCAAGTGGACCGCCAACCCATCGTTCTACGACAAGCGGACCTTCGATCACGAACTCGCCCAGCGGGTGTCGTCCGCACTCGCCACCGATCCGCTGTGGAAGGCGCACGTCGCCGATCATCAGTGGTTCATGGCCAAGTCTCAGATGTACGGCCTCGAGGCGCAGAATCAGCTGCTCGAGCGCATGATCGGCATGATGGTTTTGGTGCCGAGTGACTAAGATGCCCGCGCCTAGGCCACTCGCTGTGCCGATGCCGGACATGTCTGTCGCCGCGTGTCGTGCTGCCGATCCCGACATCTTCTTCGACGAGAACGTGGAGAGGCGTGATCTGGCGAGCCCTGAGGTGCTTGCCTACTGCAATCGCTGCATCATCAAGGATGAGTGCCTCAAGTGGGCCACCGCAACGAAGCAGCCACACGGCATGTGGGGCGGAACCACGCCTCGACAGCGCACGAAGCTCGCAACGAAGACAGCCCGGACGGCGTGTCCGGGCTGTGCAAGTCAAGACATCTTCGAGATGGTGAACGAGGAAATCTGCATCTCTTGCGGGCTCTCCTGGAGGATTTGATGAGGCAGTTCATCGCGCAAGTCGTTGCAGTCGTCATCATCACTACTGCGATCACGCTCGTCGTGTTGCTTCCCGAGCTTGTGAAGTAACGCTCTTACTGGCGCTGGATTCGGAGGGCCTCTTCCCAGGCCTCCATCCAGCGCCATGCGTGCTTTTCGATCGTCAATTCCGCCGCTGCGGCACGCGATTCCGCACTGCGGTCGAGTCTGTAGGCCTCATCGGTTACGAGTCTGCGGACGAGTTTGTACCAGTCCTTGGGTTTCTCAGCCACATCACCGATGCCATACTTGTCGGCCAACTCGCGGTATGCCGGAGACGGCGAGACAACACATGGCACGCCGGCCGCGGCATACTCCATCGGCTTGAGCCATGACTTGGCGCGGTTGAACGTCGACGAAGCGAGTGGCGCGAGGCCGACACCCAAGAGCGCGAGAGCTGAGATCCAGTAATTAAGTTCAACCGGACCAGTTGCCTCAAAACTCTCACGTGACGGTAGACGAAACGCCTGACGTACACCGATGTCGGGACCGATGATGCGGAACCGATGTCCCTCCTGAACGAGACGCGCCACTGAGTTACCGAGTACCGGGATGTCATCAGCATGCGAGTGGAGTCCGCCTCCCCATCCGAAGATCGGTGAGTCCTTATGCTCCACCTCCAGGGCCTGCGCGGGTACGTAGTTTGGGAGGATGCGTGACACCTTGCCGTACTTCTTAGCGAGGGCCGGTGTCGTCGTCATCACCATCGTCGCGTTGTTGAACGCAACCTCAGCCCACGCCCATGAGTGATCTGCCGCGGGATGGCCGGGTCGCTTCTTTGGATGAAGTGCCAGGTACATCGGATTCGTCGTAGAGATGTTGTGAAGATCGTCATCCACATCGACGACGACCGCGATACCCTTCGCACGGATGTACGGAATGATCTGCGCGAGATACTTATGCGTGATCCGCTGAAAGACGATGACGTCGTACTGCGCGGGAAAGCGCACGTTCTCACCGGTGACCTCACCCGTCGTCTCATCGATCTCAAGTGAGAACATCGAATGACGATCAGCGGGGTTGATGATGTCGATGTCGTGACCCTCGAGCTGGAGCTGCATCGCCGGCCAGATGAGGCGATAGTACCCACAGCCGTAGAGGTCAGCGGGAAAGACTCCGATCTTCACCAGCGATCCGCCTGCCCACTCGTGTTCCCACTGTCGTGATGCCAGTACCACGTCTTCGCCACGACGTGATGGATCTTAGCTCCTTGCTCTACACAGCCCAGTGTGAACGACCAGTCCTCACCGTGCCGCTGCCCGTGAATGAGTTCACCCTTATCGTCGAAGTCCGCGAATCCCACCTTCTTGGCGAGTTCCGTCCGGACGAGTGTCGTGATCGTCGTCTGTCGTGGCGCGGCGTTGTCCCATGGGTCGAGGTAGTGAGGCCGCGCGGGGAACGGATCACACCCAGCGGGAATCGTCTCGAACCACGAGTACACGTAGTCCGCGTCGTAGGCGTGTGCCGCGCTCCACAGCGTCTCGAGATGCATCGGCATGAACTCGTCGTCATCATCCAGAAACGCAACCCACTGGGTGTCGACCATGTCGAGCGCACGCTGTCTCGTCGCTGGTGCTCCCTGCTTCGCGTAGTCGACGGCTACCGCCAGACCAGCGGCTGGATGCGTCTGGAGGAGGACTGATGCCACCGCGCGCTGCAATAAACCCACCCGCGGCGGGATGGTTGGGATCGCGACGGTGATTCCTGACTTCAGGCCCACGTTGACCTCGCGATCCAAAGCTGGTACGTGTAGTACGACTCATTGAGCGTATCGACCCAGCGAGGCGCCCACAACGTTTGCTCGAGGATTTGTGACATGCCAAAGAGGTCCCATCCCCAGTAATGCTCATAGTTCTTCTCGGGGTCGTCCTCGCCCAGTGGGGTAGTGATGCAGATCCACTTAAATCGCTTCGTCGCGGCGGCAAGCACCCACTTGGGGTCGTCAAGGTGCTCCAGCGTCTCAGAGCAGATAAGAAGATCCGCGCTTATCTTTGTGATCATCCGCTCAATCGACTCACCGCCCTTCATGCTAATGTCGCTCTTCGTTTTCGACGCATTGGTCTCAAGTCCATCGATGATGCGTCCATCGCCACACGATAGGTCGGCAATGCTCGTGATCTCTTGACGCAGTGTCAGGAAGAGCTGGAGTCGCTCGATCGTCCACTCCACACGGTGATTGTGCTCGTCCCACTTAGTGGAGTCATACGGGGCGCTGTACATGTCAGCGAGTGTCTCCTCGCTGTGCGTCGGCCGAAGTCTCTTGATCACTTCATGCCTCGCGGCACTGCGTGAATTACCTGAAACATCCCGACCTCTTCGTGACGCACGACGTTAAAGCCCGCCTGCCACATCAGCTGCTTGTAGCCCTCCATGTCCCACGCCCA